TTGGATGCGCTCTCTGACCTTTCCCTTGTCCAACTCTTTACGCACTGCGCGTTTCAAGTCTGACATTCGGTTGCTGACATACTTGCTGAAATCGTCGCGTATGCCCTTGATCACGCCATGCTTGACTGGGTTATCAGTCTTGATCTGACCGAAGGCTTGCTGACTGTAAGACAAGCAAAACGCCAGACTGACGCTATGCATACCCTTGTCATTCGGCACCCATTCGTCAGAGTAAGTTACAGCAGGGTGCAACTCTTGCCAACGAAGCGCCCAACCCGATTTCAACTCTGCACCAACTTCGTCAGAATACGAATTCAGAAAATCAGGGCATTTGCGAATAACGAATGACGCCACATTTGTCATGCGCTCACCCGAAAGGGCAGACTGATAACCCGCATCCTTGAAAGTATTGATGACGATTTCAGCGGATTCAATTACAGATTTTGCTTTTGACATTTAAGTCTCCTATAAAAAAGCATTTGAGAAAATATCAGACAAACCGAATTGTCTGTCTGATGTATAAGTTATAGCTGATGCACCCTTGATAAAGCAAATTTTCACGTCATGGTGAATTTATAACCTAGAGGTCAGGCACGCACACGCCTTCGCGCGGCGACAAATAACTGGTATCAATTCTCGGGGCACAAAAAAAGAGGAGGCCGAAGCCTCCTCTGTCACCGCTTGAAGTAGTCGCTAGGCAACTTACTAAACGGTATGTCATCAAACTTGGCGCAAAACATTGCACGCATCACTTGATTGTTAACCGCCATCTTAAACATCCGATGGTTCTGAAGGAGACTAAACTGCCGCTTCTCCTTCACCGCTTCCCAGGTAGCGTGGCGAACCCAAGTCCGCCACACATTCGATTGACCGATGGTCACTCGTCGTCCTTGTGTTTGATCTCAGGCAAGATCAATGTAATCAATATAGTACTGATTACCAAACCTATCAACCCAAGCCACATACCTTGTGGTATCAACATGGATAACGACAGGGCGAAGATGATCGTGTTGACCACCAAAGCTAAACCTAAGTACATAACTCTCTCCTGTTACAGCACAGCACTATTGCTCTGCATACTATCTTTATGCCTGATGGGGTACGGCATTTGCAAATCCTGACGACTTGACCCCACCTATACCGGCCCCCCCAATCCTGCGAGCTGGTTCCATCGCCCCCTATACACTAAGACTTGCACAAATCACCACACATTTTTCCAACACCCCCCACCCCTCCCTTTTCTCCGCACTGTTGGCTGTCAAGTTTTTACAGGAAACACCCCCCTATAGGATTCCTACCACCCTTTACAAATATGTGGTATATTTATTTTGTTGGGGAAGCTGTGCAAAGGATTTTCCTAGCTTGCAGACGAGCAGCCAACCCAACACCTTATTAACGGAGTGCCACTTTCCTCCTATGCTAGAAAACATACCAGACGTTGAAGAGAACGTACCATTGCCAGCCTCGATTACTGAGGCTATGCCCGAGCTTTCCCCAAAGGAAGAGTTAGACATGATGGCCAGAACTGCCAAGATGTTGTCGGACATAACAGGGCAACCCCTTGCCCCTACACAAGAACACCGTGGTCAGGCTTTACAATTAGCAGAACAGGTCATTGCGAACAAGACTGATATGAATTTGGCGCAGTATCCCAATGAGACGATTGCCTATTTAGCAGGCATGGTGGCTCAGTATGACTATATGGTCGTGCGGGAACTTGCAGACCTAAAGAAGTACGTCGTAAACAAACTCTTACAAGACACTGACAACCCAGACCCTAAGTACAGGATAGCTGCGGTGAAGGCTTTGGGAGAAGTTGATGGCGTTGATGCGTTTAAAAAGCGCTCAGAAGTCACAATCAAGCATCAATCCCTTGAAGAAGTGGAGAATGAGTTGCTTGCAACCCTACAAAGGTTGGAGAAACGCACAGTTGACGTTCAGGCCAAGGTTGTAAACGATGAAAATAACGCCTGAACAGCTAAAACTTATCCGAGATGCCTTGCCATTCATGGCGGAAGAGGATAAACGTCGTAATTTAGAGCTTTTAAAGATCTACGACAGTGAATCTGTGCAAGATGTGGGTAAAAACGATTTTTTAACCTTCATTGACCACGTATATCCGGGCTATAAAGTAGGCCCGCACCACAGAAGACTAGCCAAAATCTTTGAAGACATCGCAAATGGCAAGAAAAGACGGGTAATTGTGAACATTGCCCCCCGTCACGGCAAATCTGAGATGATTTCTTACCTTGCACCTGCATGGTTTCTAGGTAAATACCCTCATAAAAAAGTCATTATGGCCTCCCACACAGCGGATTTGGCGGTCAATTTTGGCCGTAGAGTGCGTAATTTGGTGGGTTCTGACCCCTATAAAGACATCTTTCCGCAGGTCGAATTGCAGTCAGATTCCAAGTCCGCGTCCCGTTGGGGCACTAATTTCCAAGGAGAATACTTTGCTATTGGTGTCGGAGGTGCTCTTGCTGGTCGTGGCGCTGATCTATTTATTATTGACGACCCTCATTCGGAACAAGATGCTAAAACCGGACGCCCCGATGTATTTCTTCCTGCTTGGGAATGGTTTCAGTCTGGCCCTCTCCAGCGTCTTATGCCGGGTGGCTCTATTATTATCGTGATGACCCGTTGGAGTAAGCTGGACTTGACAGGCATGATTGTCAACCAGATGGGCAAAGAGGAAGATGTAGATCAGTGGGAGATTGTTGAGTTCCCTGCCATCCTCAATGAGAAACCCTTATGGGGAGACTTCTGGTCGCTGGAAGAACTACTGGGTAAAAAAGCAGGTATGGATCCCCGCTACTGGCAAGCCCAGTACATGCAGAATCCTGTATCGGAAGAGGGCGCGTTACTTAAGCGAGAGTGGTGGCAGATATGGGATAACGATGATCCTCCTCACTGCGAGTTTACCATCATGAGTCTTGATGCCGCGCAGGAGACCAACAACAGGGCTGACTACAACGCACTGACAACGTGGGGTGTGTTCTTCAACGAAGAGACAAACAACTACAACATCATCTTGCTTAATGCAATTAAGAAACGGCTAGAGTTCCCTGATTTAAAGAAACTTGTGCTTGAAGAATACAAGGAATGGGAGCCTGATGCGTTTGTTGTAGAGAAGAAATCCAACGGCGCGGCGCTTTATCAAGAGCTTCGCCGTATGGGTGTTCCCGTGGGGGAGTTTACTCCGGGCAAAGGACAGGACAAAATAGCGCGTGTGAACGCAGTGTCAGACTTATTATCGTCTGGCATAGTATGGGCACCAGACCGCAGATGGGCAAGAGAAGTTATTGAGGAGTGCAACGACTTCCCGTCTGGCACTAATGATGACTTGGTTGACTCCACAACTCAAGCATTGATGCGGTTTAGACAAGGTGGATTTATCAGACTTCCAAATGATGAACCCGAAGAAATTAAATACTTTCGCCGTAGAACAGCGGCGTACTATTAAGGACAGATATGGCTACCAGCAACATTGACAAAGCTCTTTACTCCACTGACGGGGGACTTCCAGAATTGATGGATATGGATGAGCCTGTACTTGAGATTGAGATTGAGAACCCTGACTCAGTAACTCTAGCCGACGGCTCTATGGAGATTACGATTGAACCGGGTAAAGAAGTCAATGATGAATTTAGTAGGAACTTGGCTGAAGACATGGACGACAGCGAGTTGGCTAATCTTGCGTCTGAACTCATGGAGTATGTTGATGCCGACATTAACTCTCGCAAAGACTGGACTGAGACGTATGTCAAAGGTCTTGAAGTATTGGGGATGAAGTATGAGGAAAGAACGGAACCTTGGAATGGGGCTTGTGGAGTATTTTCAACCGTTCTTACTGAGGCCGCGATTCGCTTCCAGAGCGAGACTATCACTGAAACGTTCCCTTCTCAAGGCCCAGTCAAAACGGAAATTATCGGTGCAATTGATCGCCTTAAAGAGGAGGCGGCGGCTCGCGTTAGAGAAGACATGAACTATCGCCTCACCGAGCAGATGCCCGAGTACAGACCAGAGCATGAACGCATGCTGTTTAATTTGGGACTAGCTGGCTCTGCGTTTAAGAAGGTGTACTACGACCCGGGTCTGCGCCGTCAAGTGTCACTCTTTGTTCCTGCTGAAGATGTGATTATTCCTTATGGTTCAAGCGGTGCTCGTACTGCTGAGCGCGTTACGCACTTGATGCGTAAGACAAAGAATGATGTAAAAAAACTACAGGTCAACGGTTTTTATCGTGATGTTGATTTGGGTGAGCCTGTTCAGATTCATACTGATGTTGAGAAGAAAAAAGCTGAAGAGCAGGGCTATTCAGTCAATGATGATGACCGCTATCAGATCGCTGAGATTCAAGTTGATTGGAACTTAAAAGGGTACGAGCATGAAGATGAGATTGCTCTTCCATACATTGTTGCAATTGATCGTGGCACAAATAAAGTTTTAGCTATTTATAGAAACTATGAAGAGGATGACGAAACTTATGCGAAGCGTCAGCACTTGGTTCAGTACGATTATGTACCGGGCTTTGGTGCTTATGGCATGGGTCTTATCCATATCATTGGTGGTTACGCTCGCGCTGGCACTTCTCTTATCAGGCAACTTATTGATGCAGGTACTCTTAGCAACTTACCCGGCGGGATGAAGTCACGCGGTCTGCGTGTAAAGGGTGACGATACACCGATTGCACCGGGCGAATTTAGAGACGTAGACGTACCAAGCGGCTCAATCAAAGACAACATCATGATGCTCCCGTACAAGGAGCCGTCACAGGTGTTGGCAGCACTGCTGAACCAGATTACAGAAGAAGGTCGTCGCCTTGGTTCTATTGCTGACATGAAAGTCAGTGACATGAGTGCGCAGGCTCCTGTGGGCACTACGCTTGCTCTCTTGGAGCGGCAGCTTAAGATCATGGGCGCGGTGCAAGCCCGTGTTCACAACTCGATGAAAGAGGAGTTCAAGCTCCTTAAGAACATCATTAGAGATCACGCGCCCGCGAGCTACGACTACGACCCAGTAGCAGGCAATCCAGAAGCAATGCAAGCAGACTACGACATGGTTGAAGTTATACCTGTCAGTGATCCCAACAGCTCTACGATGGCCCAACGCATCATGCAATATCAGGCTGTAATGCAGTTGGCGGCTCAAGCACCTCAGATTTACGACCTTCCAATTTTGCATAGGCAAATGATTGAAGTGCTGGGTGTAAAGAATGCTGAAAAGCTTGTGCCGATAGATGACGATATGACACCACGTGATCCGATCAGTGAGAACATGGCGTTCTTGCGAGGAGAGCCTACGAAGGCGTTTATCTATCAAGATCAAGACGCACACATCGCGGCTCATACAACGTTCATGCAGGATCCGATGATCATGCAGACAATGGGTCAGAACCCTGCGGCTCAGCAGATGATGGGGGCAATCATGGCTCACATTGCTGAACACTTGGCGTTTGCGTACCGCCGTAAGATTGAAGAGCAGTTGGGCGTGCCACTCCCACCACCCAACGAGAAACTTCCTGAAGAAGTTGAAGTTCAGTTGTCTCAACTTGTGGCGCAGGCATCAGTCCAGTTGCTTCAGCAGAACATGGCGCAGATGCAGGATAAGAAGAACCAGCAGATGCAGCAAGACCCGCTCATTCAGATGCAGCAGGCCGAGTTACAGATCAAGGCACAAGAAGCACAGACCCGTGCACAGAAGACTCAGGCTGATATTCAGTTGGCTCAAGAGAAGCTCAAGCTTGAGGCTCAGCGCATCATGATGGACATGCAGAAAGAGCAGCAACGTGTGACCTCGCAAGAGCGTCAGACTACTCAGAAGCTTAAGGCTGATTTAGTTAAAAACATTACTAAACCACAACCCGGGGGTGTCAGATGAACGAAATAGAACTGCTTAAGAAGCAGAATGACGAATTTCGCCAACAGGCGATAGACAAACTTGCTACTGGCGGAGTTAAAGACTACGCAGAGTATCGAGAATTGGTAGGGGTTATTAGAGGTCTTGACCATGCCAATTACAACCTTCAAGACCTCAAACATCGTATAGAAAGACTAAACAATGAGTGAAATACTCGTAAGCCAAGACGGTGCCACAGCCACTGTACTTCCCGCGACGGCTGAAGAGAAAGCTAAGCAGGTTCCTGATCCTGCTACTTTTCATATTCTTTGCATGCTTCCCAAAGCAGAAGAAGAATTTAGTGAGTCCGGTATCCTTAAATCCGCTACTGCCATGTATCACGAGGAGCTTCTTTCCCCCGTGTTATTCGTAGCCAAAATAGGGCCAGACGCATTTAAAGATGAAAAGCGGTTTCCCTCCGGGCCTTCATGCAAAGTTGGAGATTTCATTATCACCCGCCCCAATACTGGCACCCGTATGAAAATACACGGTACAGAGTGGCGTTTGATCAATGATGACTCTATCCAAGCGGTTGTCCAAGACCCTCGCGGCATTCAACGCCCATAAGGAGAAATCATGGCTAATTTTGAAAAAACTGAGTTTGTATTTCCTGATGAGAAAGAGGAAGCCGAGTCAAAGGCTAACGAAGCTCTAAAGGGAAAGTCTG